TCTTTGGCGGCGCACTGCTCCAGCAGGTAGTGGGTCAGCGTTTCGCCAGTCTGTATGTCCTGCAAGTCACCGACCAGCCTGCCATACGAATCCCTCAGCCAGTCGGCATTGATAAAGTACAAGCCATCCGGTTCCTGATGAAGCTCCACCCAGTCCAGCACCAGCGTCCTGCATGCCTTGGTGCATTCGACCCCCTCAAGCACCATGTGCTGAGATACCTCTTGGCCGATGTGAGGCAGCACCACCCTGATCATCAATGTGTCCGCACGGGTTACTCGGATGACTCTTACAGTCGGCGTGTCACCTTGCATATGTTCTGCCCTCGTTCGTCTAGGTAGTACTGATCCGGTGGTTCAGGATCATAGCCAAGGTGCTTCTTGTTTTTGAGCACAGCCAAATACGCAGGGTCATAGTTGTCTGGGTCTGAGTCCTGCTTGGCCCATAGCAGTGTACGTTTGTTGATGTCGGGCGTCAATGCGTACACCTTGCCAGAGTGAAATACGCCGTGGCACCGGTCGCAGAGAAGGAGGTAGTTCCTCTTGTCGTTGCCCTTGGAGCGAGAGAAACCACCCATCATGTGGTGAACGTGCATCCCCCTGCCATACGCCATCTCTAACCACCAGCAGACAGCGCACTGCCTTTGTCCGACCAGCCACAGGCTAAGTTCGCTTTTTTCTTTTGGTGTTTGCATTGTGTGGCTTGCACTTTTGAAGGATGTACTTCTTCAGCATGTCGGCACGCTTGGGGCACTCTTTGATGTTGCCCACAGATATGTTGCATGACATACACAACACACCTCTAACCACCCCGGTCTTCTTGCAGTGATCTATGTTGCGAGATGATCCATTTGCGAATGGCACACTGCAACACTGACATCGCTTCTTTGCTAGCAACGCTTTGAGTTCAGCCTCGGTGACTTTGTATCTAGTGAGGCGTGCGCTAATAGAGAAGCACACGCTGCATCTGTCCCTAGACACTCGCCGGGTCACCGCGTTGCACCTCTTGCAATACTTCAAGGGGCAGGCTCTCAGAGATGCAGCAGGCTGGCAGTCCTTTCCGCAGGCTGTCGGGGGACATCACCAAGCGGGGACCGTGACCGAAGTCGCGGGACTCTCCAGACTTAATGTCCTGCTGGCTGCACCAGCCAAGCAACTTGCCCTCCATCTTCACTGCGTTAAAGGCCACCAGTGCATATAGGTCCTTCCATATCTTTGGAGGATCATTCTCTATGAGCATAGGAGATGTGAGGCTGGTGCTTGTCTTCACATCCAAGGTCGAGCCGCCGCACATGAAGTCGCAGCCGCCATCGCCTTCGGCAAGGAGACGAGTGTCAACGTCCATGCCTGACTCAAGGGCGAACACAAGCTCGCCAGCAAGGCCAATGAGGTGGGTGTTCTGTTTGCACCACAGTCTGGTGGAAACATAATCCTGCTTCTGTCCAGAACGGGCATCAGCAAGGGCAGCGAGGGCATCGTAATCGCCACTCAAATCCCACCAACCATCACCCAAGTAAGCGGAATTCTCACCCAGCATGTGACCTCCATGTCAGCACTGAATCTACCAGCCAACACGCTGAGTGAGCAACCCGTTCAAGCGGTGGTGAGCGAGAGGCAAAGACTCCGCGCTGTGGCGGGAGTCGATGCTGTTCAAGCGGTGGAGCCGCGTCTCAGCAAAGCCAGTGCATAGTTGTTCACGGGGTCCACATGGTTACGTCCTTTGCCCCGGCAGAGCGCCCCTCGGGTCCATCAAGGCTGGAGTCTTATGAGCATGCCTTGCTATCTCTGCTGGTACCGCGTCGTGCGGTACAGGTGCCCCCTCTTGTCTCACCGCATCAGCGGCACGTTGGCGGGGGGCCGAACTTCAGACCATTTGGCAACAGGGCCTATGTCGAGTCAGCAGCCTACAGCACCCGCTGTGGGTGTCAAGGCCAGCTTGGGTAGAACACAACGCCACGGTCTGGGGCGCTCTTCACCTCGATGGCGTTGGCCCGCTTGAAGCCCTCTGCAATGGCCTGAGCGACCTTCATCTCATCGACGCCATACCTGTCGCCCCATGTGTCCTTGACAAACACAGCAAGATCACGGCGGTCTTGCTCGGATGCAGGGCCTGCCTCTTCTCGGCTCATCCACACTCGAATGGACAGGTCGGCAACTTCAACTGAAATGATGTTCTCGTAAATCTTCATGGCTCTCCCCATACGTTAGTGATCTTCAACTTCAACTTCTCAATCTCTTTCCTCAGACGTTCGTTCTCTTTCTTCAGTTTCTCAATCAAGGTTTCTTGGGTAGGCATACTTTGGAATCGCTGTTTCTGGAGATAGGAGGTGCTTGAACTTCGGAATGCCGGAACGCGGGCACACACCCAGTGACTCCAGAACCTGCTTGTTGAACGACGCCATCTCCAAGATCACGCGAGGCGGCGGGTCTTCAAGGTAGAACCATGGCCGGAACGATTCGTTCAGCGGCTCTGCTGCTCTCAAGTGGTGAGCGTTGGAGCGGATGCCCTTGGCCCACTGCTTGTCCTCGTCGAACATCTCAGCGATGTCTGCGTTGGTGAATGACTTGTCATTCATCACCACAAGGGCACATCTCTCCTTGCTTGGTGGCCGCTTGCACCTCAACAAGAACGCCTTGGTGGCAATGATCATCTCGATGTCAAGGCCCTTCTGCTTCGCTATCTTCCGCCGGGATTCCCGGTTGATGATCAGGCGTGTCCACATTTCTGGGGCCATAGCCAAAGCATGACGCAAGCCAGCGACGGGCTCTTGCAAACAGAGTAAGCCTTGCATCAGAGTCATCCTTGACTGGCTCCTTGGTAAAAGTGGCTGGGAACGCATGTTCTACGTCGAACTGTTGGAGGATGTCTGACAGCACATCATCGGTTAAGTAGTCTTTGGTCATAGCGACGAGCCCTCTCCTTGTTAAAAAGCTGCTTCACCCAAGGGGTCTTGACCTTGTCGCAGCCCCAGTTGATGTAGCCGTCTGGAAGCTCAGACATCTTCATGTGGGAGTATGCACCCTTCAGCGGGTTGCGGTATGTCCCCACCTTGGACCTGCCATTCTCCAGATCAAACTCCCTTCCGACAACCCTACCGCGAGCCTGCCCCTCCATGAGCTTCCGGCGGGCCTCAATCTCCTTGGCCAGCCGCATCTTCTCAATCTCCATCTGGGCCATGGCATCAAGGTCTGCCTGCGTCAAAGGCGCCTTTGCCGCTGCCACGCCCTTCTTGACCGCCAACCGGATGTCCTCGTCTGCCGTGAGGAACATGTCCACTGAGGTGATGAGCCTGTGGTCCAGCGTAGCGTCTGTACAATCCACAATCTTGAACCGCGTCTTGCCGCTGGCAGCGATTGCAGCGATGCGGGACTCAGCCGTAGACTCCGGGAAGTCCACAACGCCGGGAAGGGGCCTTGTAGCCCTCCCGACGCACTGCAGCCAGAATGACCTTGACCGCGTGGGACGCCCTAGGATCAACGTTTGGGTGGGCGGATGGTCAAATCCTACCGCCACCACCTGACAGTTGACGAGGACCTGCGCCTCGCCCGACTTAAAGGAGTGCAGCGCAAGCGTGCGTTCCTCGTCCGGCATGGTGCCGTACACGAACACAGCCTTGACGCCGTAGTTGTTGTTGAGGTAATGGCACACCCCCTTGGCCGACGCCACAGAGCTACAGAACACCACGGTCTGCCCTTCCATCTCCTCCTTGGTGATCAGCGCAATCCGGTGCAGGTTAGCTTCCTTCTCCACGGCAGCGTTGAGTTGCTGCTGGTTGAAGTCTCCGCCCGACATCCTGACGCCTGACAGGTCCAAGCCTTCGACCTTGGAGATAACGCACACCGGGGGCACAGACCACCCGTTGTCGATAGCCCACTGCATATCGTGATTAACCGTCGCAATCTCGTACATCGTCGCCCTCCTCCTCTGTTGATCCGACCATCGCCTTGCCGTCCATCCTGAACGGCGTGGCGGTAAAACCAGACACCATCGCACCCCGGTCCTGAAACCACTTCAGCATCCGCCTCACCGGGATGGACATCATCATGTGGGCCTCATCCACAATGACCAGCTTGATCTCCTCGAACCGCTCATACCTAGGCGAACCTCCCCGCCTAGACAGAAGCGTCTGCTTCGACGCCACCACAATCTTCGCGGGCCACATCTCATCGGCAGAGAAGTCTGCCATCTCAATGTCGGCATCGCTGTCTGTGATGGCCTTGACCTTGCCGCAAGCCTGCCACACCAGTTCCCGCAGCGGGCAGATGATGAGCGTCCTGCCCTCAATCTGATCCGCCAGAGCAACGAACATGACGGTCTTGCCAGCACCTGTGAAGACGCCGTTCAAGACAGCCTTGCGCCCCTCGCGCATGGCTGCAAGATTGGCGTCAACAATCTCCTTCTGGTAGTCACGTAGAATCATCTGAACCTCCTTTGAAAAAAGGCACCCGGGGAGAGCAGGGGAGGAGGAGGAAAACCCCACCCCCCCCGGGGCCGCGCGCATTCCAAACTATGCCCAGTCCGCCGCCATGTCTTCCTTCTTGGCGGTTGCACCCTGTGGCTTGCCGCCAACGAGGGTGATGTTGTCAACACGAATCACGGTGGCCGTCCTCTTCTGGCCGTCCTTCTCCCACTCCTGATTGTCCAGCGTGCCCTCGACAAGGACCTGAGTGCCCTTGGCTAGGTAGGCGACAACCTTGCCGCCCCGCCAATACTCGCAGGAAAACCAGTGCGTCTTGTCCTTGAACGGATCAGACACAGCCAGCCGGAACTTGACCACTTCCTTCTCTCCGACCTTGCGAATCTCCGGGTCACTGCCCAGATTTCCCAATGCCACGTAACGCTGATAGCTCATTGCTTCTCCTCCCACTTGGTGACGAACTCCTCCTTGCACCGCTCATACACAGAGCGGGACACCGCCTTCTCCCTTGCTCGGAGTTCTACAATGGCAAGGGCCTTCTTCGCTGCCGCTGCGTCAGGGGCCTCGGCAATTTTCTTCAACATGTTCGACAGGTAGACCAAGTCAGGAGCCACGCTCTTGATTGGTTCTTCATGCCGCTGCGGCGCTGGAGCATAGTCCCCTACTTCGCCATCGTTGTCAACCTCACCCACCCACGCACCGGTCAAAGACAGCAAAAGCTGCCGCTTGCCGTAGGTGATTGCAGAACCAAACGCCTGCATGCCAGCAGGGATGGTTACCTGCTTGCCGCCGACGTTGCGGTTCTGGTCGTGCATGATCAACGGGACACTGCCGCAAATCCATTCCCCGCTGACATGGCGCAGGAACCCCATGAGAATCCACGCTCTGGTGCCGTCAGGCAGCATGGAGTAGCAGGGCTGGAACTGTGGCAGGGCAAACCCATTGGCCGTCAGCGGTCCCACCAGAGCCTCACAGCAGCCCTTGTACGTCGCGTACTTGCTGTTAAGGTGGCTGTTGGCAGTGTCGGTCGCAATGGTCGGGAAGACCTTCTGCGCCGCTGCCAGACCCTTGACCAACGCATTCGTCTCTGGCGATGTGGTCGCCCCAAAAAAATCACTGAACGTCTTCATATAGCTCCTCCTCCTTACGTACAAACCTCGGTACCTCCAACTCCTCAATTCCCTGATCCGCAGGGATATGGACGCCAGTTGCAATTCGCAACGCAGCGATGTCCATCGTATTTTTCATCCGCACTCCAGCGGCCTGCACTATGTCTTCCGGCAGGTAGAACACCCGTGTGCTGTACGGGGCCATGGTCTGGCAGAAGACGAAGGGCATGCGATGGTGAGGCAGGCCCATAGCCTTGGCCCCCTCGACATAGAGCCACTCCTGTTCCGCATAGCCGTAGTCAGTCATCGACCTCCAAAGCTGATTCCACTTGGAGGAGGTGGTCTTCAAATCCCACCAGCAGTAGGGGGTGCATCCGTCCGGCCTGACCTTGACCCTGTGCTTGCCAATCTCGAAGAACACGCTGACCTGATTCTCGTTCGTGTCATCCACAAGCTGGCGGGCCTGCGGATGCTTCATCAGGTTTTCCAACATGGACTCAAGCTGGAACTGCGTCTCGTCGTTGCAGACCATGCCCGTCTGTGACTCGCACCATTCGTCATATGCCTTGCCCCTGCGGTGCCCGTTCTTGGCCAGCACCGATGAGGGCGGGGAAACTATCATGTCGGACACCTTCTTGCCCATGCAGACACCTTCGACAATGCGGTCGAACATGCTGCCGATTTTGATGGCGTTGGTGTAGTTCACCAGCGGGTGGCCAAGGTC